GAATCCAAATTTTGCATTAACGCGAGCTTCTTTGTCTGCAAACCATGCAATAGCAAAATCCTCTGGGCTTTGATTTTTGCGCGGCTTGTCGCCAACACGCTTTGCCGTTTTAACAACAGTTGCGGTTTTAGCAACCTTTGCTACTTTAGCAACAGTTGCAGTTTTAGCAACACGGGGCATTTTGCCTGCTGTAATGCCTTGTGTACCAAGATAATCAACCGCTGCTTCTTTATCCATTGCTTTGGGCAACTCAATCATGTTAACATCTGTGCAACCAAAACGCTCTAATGCTTTAGCACGTTTGGCGTCGTTAGCAAATTTGTAAACAGTAGCGCCTTTTTCTGTACAAGTGCCGGCAAAAGTAAAAAGTTTAGACATTTACGACTCCTTATTAGTTAACGTACAAACATTATAGCAAAATGGGCAATTATGTGCAACGGTTACTTTTTAACAACTAGTTGCTACAAAAGCAATGCCCGCTTTACTATTCTATAATTATAGCAAAACGGGCATTTTTGGTCAACGGTTGTTTATTTGTTAACGAACTTGTTGAATATGCAAGTGGCGTTCTTCTATAAGTTGAAGTACAAAATCACGTAACTGTTCAGCGGTCCAATCGTTATCAAGCCATTCAGTCTTCCACTCATCTACGTGCCACAGCATATCTTTATGCATATCTTTAATAATATTTTCAAGACGTTTAACATGAGGCGGCGGACCTCTGAACAAGTAATTAAATTTGGCTATACCTCCCCATGCACCAGTATAACCCTTCTCTCGAATCTCGTAATTACCAGTAATGCCAAATCCCAAACGATATGGCCCTTGTAAAATATAAAAATCCATTATGCTGCCTCTTGATATAGGTCCTTAATATCGTCATCAACAAAGTCAATGATTTTATCAAATCTATCTAATAGCATCTGAGGAATCTTTTGTTTCCCTCCAAGATTCGCGTATAATGAAACCAGTACACAGGCAATAGCATCGTCGGACCACGGAAACTCGTCGTAACCATAATAATGCTTACCCCAACGTTTATGTGCAGAATGAACTGATTCGTGGAACTGATATAATCCTGCAAAATAAATTTGTAAGATACCGGCAAGTTCTTCTAAGAATTCATCGGTGATATCAATCTTAGCAGCCTTGAATGCACGATACAAATCTGCCATCATAAACCATAAGGAACCGTCAATTGAGTCATAATGAAAATACTTGTCATGAAACTTACATGCTAGTTCAATAATTTCATCTGGCAAGTTTAGAGCTTGCATATGAGTAAACGTACCAGGCCTGCCTACAAAAGGTCCTTCATCGTCGATAGGAAAACAGTTATACTTTTCGCAGATACTTTGTTTACGTTCTGCATCCTTATCATCATCATCTTCGCTATCATCAATACGGCGTGACATTACCTTGGTACGATGTTCGTAATAAGGACTAATCTTCTTTTTGCCTTTACCGTTAATAAGGGCAAATGCTTTACGAGCAAAAGCTTTAGAAGTTGTTTCAATATAGAGAACGGGAATTTCTACTTCTTTCCAATCGGTTTCCATTGCAAACAATCCAGCGTCAACCAGTGCCGCAAGAAGTGTAGCAGTATGTTGGCCATCTACAGCATGATATTCTTCGGATCCAGGTGTCTTAACACAAAACACTACCTGCAATAAACTAGGATTGAAGATACCTGGCATAGCAATCTTTTTGCAATGCTTTGGATCAAGGGCACGTTGAATATCTTCGTCAATTAGTAAACGACCAAGTTTAACCATCTTAACCAACGGGCGTAAATTAGGGTCAAGAATAATTCCTTGATCAAAATACTTTTGAACAAGTTTTTGCCATTCTTTATACGATTGTAATTCTTTCATACGAAACTCTAACGAGATAATCTTAGCAGTGGTATTTTTAAGAGGATTACGTTGAGTTAAGATATTTGGCTTGCGGGTAACATCTTGATAAACAGGTAGTGCCATTGCTACTCCTTTAATGAAGTTATTTAAAGAAGTGTAGTATATAAAAAAAGAAGATTAATGTCAACCTCGCTAAAGTTGCAAGTTGTCCAAATATTGCTGCAGATTATTGGCATGCAAACTTAGCAACACAGTTTCTTCTTCGCCAAGTAATACAATTTTGTTATTTCGTTTAATATAGTAAGGACAAGTAAACAGTCGTGACAATTGTATAAATGTCCTACTTAGTAGTGGATTGGCTAGTTCAATTTGGTAGGTTGTAATTTTGGCATACTTTTCAACAAACACGATGCCGGATTTGCTTAGACTAAGATTGGCGGGAACAGTATGATTAAACCACCAATCCCGACGATAATACTCGAAGTTGTCCATTCCTATACCCGCAGCTTCTAAAAAGACACGAGTATAATGCGATTGATTAAGGGTAGATTTGGTCACCTTGTCGCATTAAGACCACAGTAAATTTATCGGTCTTGAACAATGTGTTAAGTTTCTTTGCTAGATTAATAGCGTGTCCACTATTTGAAAAGCTAACTTTTTTATATTTTGGTCCAGGGTAAGCAACCAACATATTTTGACTTTTTAAATTAATGGGTTTATCTTCGTAGAAGACTGCCCAAATTCCCTCACTTGATAGAACTTGTTCGCTTTTGTAATTAGTTTTGTTAACATGTTCTAACAAAACAGTTGGTTTAGGTCGAGACATATCACTGTTCCTTGAATATAGTATTTAGCATATAAAAGTGCGTAGTTTATTAAAACCCCCCACCATCTAAGTTAAGTGAGTTAGATTTAGGAGTTTCTGTGGATTGAGTTATTGTGGCCAATTCAGTTATATTATTCAGCAATCCGTATATATCAGAATGTAAATTACGTGCTTCTTCTGCAGATAGTGTCAACTGTCTACTGTTGGTTTGATTCATTTGTTTAACACGATCGTTAAAGTTTCTTATGGCAATACTAATCTGCTGCATACGTTATCCTTTTTTGTGTTTCATTCATGGACTTTTCAGTTTTAAAAGGTCCTTGAAATTCATATCTATTTAATGTTATGCTCTTTGGGCAATATGCCGGAACCCAATTGCTGTTAAGTTTGATCAAGTAGTATCCGGCACAGTATAAACTTTTGCTTTTGGGACTTTTAGAATACACTGGCAATTTTTTAACTATGTTATATACTTGATTGTATGCTCGTCCAGTAACTGGATATCCATACACTTCGGTGGGCACGACTTTTTTAGATTTAGCAGTTGAACTAAATTTGATATTGTATTTTTTCTTTAGCGTGTTTACTGAGGCAAAGTATTCTCTTTCCTCGTCGTGTACATATACAATACCACCATCGTCTCTTGCTTGGATAGTGGCAACTCTTTTACCTTGTTCTTCAACAACCCAGAACTTGTTTTTAACTATTGGTGTTGCTATGCGTTCGCTCATTATTCTTTTGCCAGTGTGTGATGTGTAATAATTTTACCAATCTCTTGACCTAGATCTTGGTCTTCGCCGATAACATACATGTCATCCTCGACTCCGTAACCTTTTGCTATTCTAACAACATATCCACCGTGTGCAGTATGAACTTCAATGGTTACTTTTTTATTTGGCAACTTGGGTTTATCAGAATATCCAATATCAATTTGTGATATCTGTGCGGCTGTTATTGGAGAAAGGCCTTGTGCAGACAGTCCGCCCATGGTATAATTACTCATTGTTTCATCATCTCCAACATAATAGATTGTGACACTTGTTTGGCAAAATCTTCATCATCCTTGATCATGTACAAGGTATGATCAGTTTCATCTTCTTTTTGATTGTACACCGAAGTTTCAAGTATGTGTCCGCCAACACAAGCATACAGTCTAAAGTTCATGCTTGACGCACGTAGTTTAGGAGATTCGTCATCGTCACTGTCAAACATGTTTGATATGGTACTACGACTGCGTCTCAGCGGCTTTGCATGTGAGTTACTTGCTAGTTTATGCTGTACTTCTTTTTCAAATTCATCATTGTCCTCCCAGGCACGTTTGGTCATTTGCCAAACAATTCGTCTAAACCATTTCACTTTGCTTTCTCCTCTTCGTGACAAAGTATTTTCATCATTTCTAATTTGTCGTTTAAATCTCGTAGTCCTGGATGACGTTCCAACATCTGTTGTAGTTTCCGCTCTTCATGCATTTTGGATTCTGCCCAGCCAAGAATTTCCTTGGCGCGAGTGGTTAGATCCACAGCGGCATGCGAGGTATTGAACATGCGCCAATCGTGGCCATCATATACTTCAAGTTGACCAACATTGGCATTATATCGTATATTGCCTGTGACTCTTAATTCGTTCTGTACGTTGCTGTGAAGTAGACTATTTGGTGTAGTCGTACCACCCTGTACCATTACGTACTCTCCGCCGCCGATTGATTTAATCATATATATTCTGTTAATAAAATTGAAACTGTAAACCCAATCAATAGATAAGTCAAATAGTGCAGTAATTGGTCAATGCCAAACCATACCCAATACGCATTGTCTTCGGTAGTTAATCTAACAGATATACGTCTATTAGCCCAATCAATGACATAGTGTACAATCATATCAAATGCAGCCAACATAACGCAGGCTTGTATGGTTAAAAAATGCATTAGGATAACATAAGTCAATGCACCGTGAAGGCCAGCGTGTTGAAAGCCACCAAGTCTACCAAAGTGTCCTTTGTCCTTTAGCATACGATTAGTTTGCCAACAAAAATCAGCTAGGCAGTGTTTAACTAACAGTAAGGCTAATACCAGCCAAGTGGTCATTTGGTAACTCCAAAGTGTTTTAGCAAATCTTCAGTATGTTCACCTTGCCTTGATTCCCAATAATCTACTCTCTTAGCACATTCCCGCACAATCAACTCGGCGAACCGTTCAATAAATTGTTCTTGCGTATCCCAATTATCTGGATCAGAATCTTCTTTGACTGCTTTGATCCAAACTTCTCTAATTCGTTCGTTCATCCTGGATACTCCGTGCCTAGCATTTCGGCATATTGTGAGCTATGCTCACTCAGCTTGTTTAATTCATACTTGCCACAAAACTTCAAGAACTGTGCGCCTACCATGGCACGACTTTGCTTGACAGCACCAGCAGCAATAGTTGCTGCAATTTTGGCTTTGACTTCATCGGGCTGTGCAGTAAGATCCACCAGCTGTACATTGCGTTGATAATCATCTAGCACACGATGTTCCTCACCGTTATGATCAGTCCACCGCTGCAGCATGAGATTGTTCCAGTTGAAACCTTTTTTGTCTCTATCTTCATATGCTTCTAGTAAGCCAACCTTGTTCTTACTGCCTTTGGTACGCACACCCGGATATGCCGAGAACACATTGTCAGTAGGATCGCCTCGCATACATTTCTCAAACAAGATCCACGAGGGGTCTGGAATCTTTTTAGGTTCTTTTGTCTTTTTATCAATTACCAGTTTACCTTTCTTGTCCAAGATACCTGCTAGTGTATGAAGCTCATCACTGATGCCGTTGTACTGATTTACATTGGGTGCAAGTAACTGATAGAAGTCAGTGTCTGAACTTACAATAGTATGATGATCTGCTGGATGACTTTGTATCCAACCGGCAATAAGATCATCTGCTTCCAAGTTCTCGTGACGTAATACTGTGCAGTTGGTTCTCTCACTTAAAAATACTTTGAGATCATCAAAGGCTTCCCAAAACAGTCGATCTTCTTCTGCTTCAGCTTCAGTAAGGGCTGCACGGGCAACGGCACGATTCTTCTTGTAAGGTTCGTAAAAGTCTTTGCGCCAGCTACGTCCTTCCAAGCAGAATATGACATGATCGGCTTTCTGGTCTCGCCAGGCTTTATTAACACTACCAAGTGTTACATGAATAGCAAAACCCAGTTTATCCCAAGTATCGCTTTGGCGATGGGCACTGTGACGGGCACGAAAGAATGTATTAGCGGTGTCTACGATTAGATATCTCATGTGGTAATATTAGCATATTATAACAATCGTGTCAAGTGTGGTAAAAGAAATTCTGCCCATTTTCTATGAGCATCATCGCCAAAATGATAACTTGGTTTTGATTGAAATCCCAAATCTGTTAGCCATTTGTAATAGGTTAAGTTAGGATCGTATGGACCAAGATAATTGTCGTGCCAATCAATTGTTGATTGGCTAAAGTAGTTGTAAGTATTGAAAAACAAATGTGGGATCTTGAGATCGGATAATTCTGTATGTAGTTCGTGGATCGCTTTGTGGGCCTGTTGTTCCGCTACTGCCCAGTCTAAATTAACGATATATTCTTTGTATTGTTCTTTTATTACGTCAGGCCAATCATGACCAACGCCGCCAGCATTAACTTGCCAGTACACATTGTCGTGCAGCCATTCTTGTCTTTCCCAAGTACTCCATCCAATTACAACGGCATCCGGTGTGTAGTCTTTAAGATACTCTCTTGTGGTTCTTATAATTCTACTGTTTGAACTAGCCGACTCGGCATCACAATGCAATACAGCATATAATTCATTAGCAATATTACAACCGTAACTAACTCTTAAGTTATCGGGGTGTGGTTGCCTACCTAATCCATAATATAAACGGTCATCCTCGGCAAAGCCAAACTCATTAACTGCCTCTGCACCTGCGCTGTGACTGTCACCGTTTATATATAAAATCAAGATACTTCGGTCCTTCCACCACCTAGATCACGACGATCAATCTGTCTAGGTCTAGCATCAATGGGTTGATTGACTTCCCATTGTTCGTAGTTTTCTGCAATAATATTTTTACATATTGTTTGGAACCAACGATCCACAATGTCACCGTCGGTATCTTCTTTTTTCATTTGGAAACCAGCTTTGACCAGGCGTGCAATAAAAATTTCATTCCAGTCTAGTTCAAATGCACCATTACCAACATCATCAGGATCCAGTTCTACAGCAACTACACTTACATAAGGATCACCTTTTTCCGTAGCTATTTCTTTGGCAGTCTTTGCTTTAACCTTGTGTGTCTTGGGTTTTTCTTCTTTAGATTCTTCTTTAGATTTACGTGTTAACCAATCAAATATCATTCTCTTCCCCATTTAATTTTAAGCCAAATTCGTTCGTGTATATAATAATCAATGCTTAACAATATATGTAATGCCGTGGCAAATCCTGTAGCATTACTTAGATTACCTGTAAATAGATAGGTCCAAAATATTGTGAACAACCATGCAGTTAAGCGATAGGTCAGCATTCGTACTACGGTTCTTTGTTTTGTTTCACTCATTCTTTACCCCAATCTATTTTTAACCATACACGTTCATGTATGTAATGTGCAACGGTCATAAAAATATTAATCACTATGGCACCAGAAAGTCCGGTCCATACTGCTGTTACCAGTGTTGCTACTATACGCCAAGTGATTGCTCTTAACAAAGTCCGTTTATGTAATTCCATTAGGTTCCCCATTCATTTTTAAATAAAGGCACCTGTAATCTATCGCTGTACCTTAGTCCATGTTGCATAGCAAGTTCTGCTACACGACGATTGTTTAATGCATACACACTCTCTACTCCACCAACCGGCATCAAATACACCGGACCGACGAATCCTGCATCCCTGTATTCTTCAACAGCCCGTATGGCATCTGCTACGTCCTCTTCAGTGGCCACAACAAATTTAAGATATACATAACCAATTTGGCTGTAGTTGCAGACTGTGTCCGGTTTTATGGCATCTTCCCACCGTTCGCCACTTGCTGGTAATTTTGGACTTACACTGAAAGTAATCTCTCGACCAAATGGAGCATCATTGGCGCCATACCATTCGTCGGCCAGCCAGTCAACAAACTCTGCACTGAGTTCTTGGGTGCCGTTTGTTTCAAAGGTAATTTCTTTCAATTGACTCATGCTGGGATGACTTAATAAGTCTGGATACGCACGTTGCCAGCCCAGTAAAGGTTCACCACCTGTTATAACAAGATGCTCTTCGCGCCATTCGTTAAATGGTAGTATTTCCATAATACGGTCAGCAATAGCACTTGACTCTAGCATAGGACTGAGATCTTTAAAGTCAGGATGCCAACTGGCGTAACTGTCACAGCCGGTTTTGACTAACGGGAGTTCTTCGTACTTGAAGAATGTTTCGATTTCTTTGTGTGTGCGTGCTACTTCATCTGCTTCGGTACTTGTTTCGCCCCTAGGCATACCAAAGCCCGCACATTTAAAGTTACAACCAAATGTACGCAAGAACACGCTTGGTACACCCATGTAACGACCTTCACCTTGTATGCTGTAAAACAGCTCTGCAATTTTGATTTTAGACATGATATTATTATACTATAAATATTTAGATGATGCAAACAAATTTGATAAATTTTTACGAGAAAAACGAAACAATCGAATACCATTATCCTATCAAGGACAATGCCAGTAAGCAATGGATAACAACGGAAAGTAATATACCTTATTTATTGTTAGATCTCCCGGATGTTCCTTACGCAGCCATGCTCCAAGAAGCGCAGAGTCTAGATCATCTTTTTGTACCACACAGAGATTCGGAATCACATTCAGGGTGGAGTAGTTTATGTGTTCACGGAATCTCAAGCCAACATACCAATCATTATCAAGTTTATCCCGAATACCAAGATTTACCCGACGAAAAAATTCCTTATCAGTGGACGGAAATACAGGATCAATGTCCAGTAACTGTTGATTACTTTAAAAATCATTTTCCTTATAATGTTTATCATAGATTACGTTATATGAAACTGGCCCCAGGGGGATACATTACTCCGCATAGAGATCATCCTGAAATATGTCTTAATGCTGTAAATATCAGTTTAAATAATCCTGATGGTTGCAAGTTTGTTTTTGAAAATCATGGGATTATCCCTTTTAGCGATTCTGGTAGCTCATTTTTAATTGCCAACGGAATTGTACACAGTGTCTGGAATACCAGTGATATTCCTCGATACCATATTATTGTACATGGTTACCCAACATCCAAGTCTTTCAAATTTGATAAAATAATAGTTGATTCTTATAATAATTTATTTCAATGATTAAAGTTCACAGTGATGCAGTATCCAATAACGACCTAGCTTGGTTCAAACAAGACATGATTGCTAGAATTAATAACAATCAATATTTTGTAAAAGAAGCATGGAACCCAGAGTTAATTAAAAAACTTTATAATCTTGAAGATTGGAAAATATTAGAATATCGATCAGAAATACTAGACCCTACAGATCCTGCCAGGCGATTACTTGAAAGTATAGTATACCAATACATACCTAAAAACATTTGGTTCTATGCCGCATATCAAAGACAATTCATACCTCAAGGAATCCATGTTGATGATATACCTGATGGATCCAATCTAGACTGGTGTTTTAGTGGAATTGTTCCATTAGATCCCAACAACGATAACATTCATAAAACCATAGTATGGAATAAAAATTTCAATACGACTGAAAAAATGTTTGAATATATTCAAACCATTGACAAATCTACGCTAAACTATCAACATAAAAACAGTACCAACTACGACATCGAACATGCACTACACGGTATATTTGAAGTACTAGATCATATTGAACTTGATGGAGTTTACAATTATGAACTTGGTTCAATTGGTCTATTTACTCGTACCAACATGCATTGTTCCTCCAATTGGAGAAAGTACAATACCTGTGAATATAAAGACTTTATTGTTCTTCATTTTGGATAGTGTCGTGTTACGTACCCACAATTTTCGTAAACAATCAATGAACGATTATCTTTCTTTAACACGTTAATAAAATCAACACCTATCTTATGAGATCCTTCTTTGGTCTTATAAAAAGTTAACCAGTCCATATAAAAAGAATTACTTACCCAAATATAACTGCCTAGTTTTTGATTATCAAGCCATGACTTGACAGTTAACGGAGTAGCCGAATCTAATAGATCAATTTGGCAGAAGTGAAATTTATATTTGATATATTTTTTCCAACGTTGGGTAAATTCTCGTTTATGTTCTTCGCTATTATTCAAGGACCATTCTAAATTTTTAGTAATGCCAATTTCTGCAAAATACAACGGATTGTACTCAGGGTGCAGTTGCTTAAATTGATCAAACACTGCATCAAACTTGTCAAACTCTCCGTCCCAATTTTCTATCAGATACTGTTGATAAGCCAATGCAGCCGGACTCAAGTCTATTAGATACACAGTTGAATCTTCACTAAAGTTCGGTCCTCCTGCAATGTATGCAGGTTTTAATCCACCGCATACACCAATGAAGCAATCAAGTGACTCGGTAGTTAAACTACTATCCGTAATTTTTTCTGTATTAACTGGATAGTATCCTTGATCAAGATTGCCGCGCAATAATTTAATTTGATCATTAAATGAATGTATTGGTGTTTGACTAGGTAATTCTGTTGACGGATCGTTGATAATCTGTTCAATCTGTTGATGATTTGAATCAGGGTAGCTGTAGAATTTTTGATTTCGTATCGTGTTAGGCAAGTTGATAACTGTATGCCCTGCTTCTATAAACGAGCGAATTGCCTTGGTTCCGTAAAATCCAAACTCTGTGGTATATGAACATTGTTCGGATCCAGCTTTGATCCAGAAAGGAGTATAATCATCATGAAAGTTTTCTGCACTTCTTTCTACTAGAACTGTGGTAAATGTGGAAGCACCTGATTCTTCAAACGATGGGCATCCAACAGATTTCCATACTTTTAAATCAACAGCAAACCATTGAGGATGGAGATAAAAATATCCACCACGATGCATGATATGGCAAATCAATGGACTATTATTGGCCGCAGCATGTTCGACAGTGTTTAGAATAAGTTGCTGTTGATGAAAGTAATTTCCAGTTGCAACAATCACCGCCCAATCATACTCGTCGGCAATAGAATTTAGCGTATCAGTCACATTGTCGGACACATAAACTTTTATGTCATGTAACGGGCCTTGCATTCTGAATTCAGTTAAATCAAATAAATTTTGTTTTATATTATCACATTGAGGTGGTAGTTTTGTATAGTGGATGGCTGCTATTTTCATTCTGTTATAAATCCTTTTATTATAAAATCAAATTGTCGATCAATCTTACTATAATCTTCAGCACCTTCGTCACTAATGATACGACCA